GCTTGTTGCTTTGCCTGTGCTTGTTGCTCTGGCGACAGAAGGCCCATCAAAGGGCTTTCACCACCACCAAGAAGATCAGCGAGAGTTGCCATGTTTACCTCAGATCAAAGAGTTGCTGCGCTGTTGTGGGCGCATAGCCAGTAAAGACAGATAGTTTGAGTAATCAACAACACCAGGTTGCATTGCTTGTGGCTGGAATGGTTGCTGAGGACCAGTTGGTTGCTGTTTTCCACCAAATAACTTGCTTGCCAATCGAGCGGAGTCTAGTGCATCTTTTACAGTCAACAGAGATGGTGCAGCCGCAGCAGATGTTAACTCTGGTATTGCCGCTTCAAAAGTGCCAGCACCAGCAGTTGCCCCACCTTCTGCTGGAATAGTCCCGGTTTGTTGCAAATAGTCTTGCAAGGAACCAGGGGCAGGAGTGTAAGTTGGCCCAACCTCAGTTGTTGGGTAAGCCGCCTCAGAAGCCGGGATAGCAACAGAGTCAACTATCGGAGCAGAAGACTCTCCATAGAAACCACCTGGTTGTGCTTCTACATCGTAATTGTAGTCTGTTCCACCAGTAAGTTCTTGCCCAACATAAACAGTAGCAGCAGTTGTGGCTCCTGACTTTAGAGCGTCTCCAAGTTCCTTGCCGTCATCTAACTCAAATGCTGTCTTTGTTGCTCCAGCGGCAATAGGACCACCAATAGCTGCGGCAGCAATAACAGCAGCAGTCTCAATAGGGTCATTTAAAGCTGGTTGAATAATCCTGTCGTCAATTGATGAACCAAGATTTTTAACTTCCTGAATTGGGTTTACACCACCCATTTAAGCCTCCATGATCCATGTGTAAGGACGGGCGTTTTGATTTTTCATTACACGCTCCCATCCTTTTCTATCGGACTGAAACAAGACATTCACGCATCCGATGCTTTTTGCAAAGTTTTTAAGATGTGCAATTCCTTCGTCTAGGTCGTTTTCTAACCAAACGGCCCAGGCAAAGAAATTGTTGTTCGGCATCTTATGCCCTATGAAGAAGCCAACAACTTCTTCGTTTTCCAGCCCAAGTACGCATACAGCCTTGCGGTTCTGGATGGCAGAGTAAACATCCTCCGGTATCCAGTCCGCAGTTGGCGTTTTAAGTAAAACCTTTTCTAGTCCTGGCTTGATGTCTCGCCAGTAATTCTTTAACTCTTCTGTCTTTAATACTTTTGGTGTCAAAAGAGTAGGCCGCCCAATCCGCCAAGAATTGCTCCGGTCTGAGAACCACTAAGACCACCAAACCCGCCAAACATCCCGCCGACTTGAGATCCAAGCAGCGCACCGCCAAGACCTTGTGCAAGATAGTTGGTTGATGATGGAGCGTTAGTAGTGGTTGTTCCAACACGGGCCAAAGGAGTTCCGTATACACCAGACAGGTAAGACATCAATGCCTCAACCGGCTGCTGTTGCTGGAACGAGAATCGAGCCATTTCCTCTTGCAAGGGTTGAGCGGCAATAGCCTCACGCTGTGCGCCGACTTGGGCAAGAGTTTGAGCTGGTAGGAACTGTTGCTGATAGAACTGAGGAGCATAAGCACCTAGAGCGGCTTGTTGTCCTAGAGCCTGCTGCTGGAGGCCACGCTCACGGGCATAGTCCTGATAGGCAATGTTGGTAGCAACGTCACCAATGGCCCTTCCTGTGGCTTCCTGCGCCTGTCCAATGGCCCGCTCCATAGCACCGGAGCCGTAACGACCACGGGCAGAGAACAAGGAGGCTAGGCCAGGAAGGGTTGACTGCTCAAACTGCTGTTGAATAGGACGGGTAGCGGCAGAAATTGCAGCCTGCTGGTAGGGAGAGCCCTGTAGGAACCCACCGCTTGCGGTCTGCCCAAGACCAGACAAGGACGACAAATAAGCCTGTTGACCAGCCTGAAGAGCGGGGGATGCTTGTTGTGCTAGTTGCTCTGTTTGTGCAAGTGCGGAAAGCGTCTGTTCAGATGGGGAAACATAAGTCTGCCCGGGGAAGAATGTTGGCTGTGGCCCCGTAAGAAATAATTGCTCTGCTCGCTGAAGACCAGTCTGCAAATAGGGCAGTAATGCTGGGTCAATTGACGAGGTTTGGGTTGTAGTAGCCATGCTCTATCCTATCAGAATGTAAGCGTAAGTTTTGTTTGCTGTTGAGTTTGCGTAGTGAGATATAACGGCACTACCAGCCGTTTGTGATTCAACGTATACGTTTGAGTAAGCCATTGGAGCAATGTACTGGGCCGTCAAAACAACCGACGGAGAAGCTGGGATTGCCGGGGTCAGAGCCCCAGAGGAAACGGCTGGCAAATACTCAATGGTTACGTTTACATCACTAACACGCCACATCACTTGGATGTAGTCACCTGCCGTTAATTGAAAATAAAATGTTGACACCGGGACAATATAACTTGGATCTCCAGTGCTTTTCCTGGCGGGGATGTGAAACTTGGTATTACTTGAAGCTATATTTGTGCCGTTTTTTCTAAACCAAATGTCAATGTCTTGGCCATCATTTGTAGTGTTCTTAACCTGAATTGAATACTGGATTGCATAAACACCGGTATTGCGGAAGTTGATCCTATCTGTGTTTGTTAGGTAAATTCCGTTTGCAAAGTCTGTTGTGTCGCACTTAAAAGCGTAAGCAGCAGAGATAGTCGTAGCAGACTGGTCCGTAGAATCCCGAAACGCCCCATAAGGCGCAGCGTCAGCCTCAGCCGCATCCGAGAACGGAATCAGGATAATTTTTGTATCTACAGAAATCCGCTCATCTACCAGAGATGTCGTTGTGGCATTACCAGTATTTAGCGTGATCGTGCCAGTATTGTTGGTCTTGCCGTTCATGATGCCGTTTACAACCTCGGCAACACCACGCTGGTCCTGTCCAAACGGAGGTAGAACTCTAAACATCATCGGATTCCAGCACCCTGAATCTCAATATCCACACCAATGGCCGTATCCCACGTTCCGGTAGGCTGAACCCTCAAGCGGTGATATTTGCCATAGGATCTCAGGCCAACCCGATTCTCTGAGCTTGGCGAGTTTTGGTTTCCAAAAGTAACCGCATTGCTAAGACTATTCCTAGACGCAATCCCTACACTTGCCGACCCATTGTCCACAAGGGGCTTTGCAAGAGTAATCATGGAAGACTGGCCAGTCCCTGTTTCTAGGTCTGATGTCTCAATCGTGGCGGTCTGTGAAGAGCCAGAGAAGGTAACAATCTTTGCGCCGGTCACGCCGCCTAACTGGAGTTTTCCTCCCTGCCAGAATCGAGAGTCTAGCGATATATCCAAAGCGTCAATAGATGCCGAGTAGGTGTCCACACCCTCTAGCGTGATAGCAGGAGTTGAGTAAGCCCCTAGACGGTTAATCGTCGTGTCAATGTATGACCATCGCTTAGTATTGACATGGTAGACCAGAAGTCTATAAACGTCGCCGGAGTTCTTATACCCCCACATCACAAGGTTGCGGATGGGGTCTACAGCCGTTGACATCTCTGGGAAACTAGACTCGTCTGCATCATCAAAAAAGAAGCGGTCTACCTTCTCAGCACCAATACCGACTACATTTTGACCATCACAGGCATAGAAGCCGTCGTCACCCAAGAAGTAGGTAACGCCCTGCCACTGGATGATGGAGTTTGGCTCATAGCACCCAATGTTTCTAGCGATGTTGTCAAACTGGAATATCAGTGGCGTTCCGATGTAGCTCATGCGAACAATTGAACGCTCAAGCAGAACTAGACCAAACTCACCACCCGTTACACCTTGAACCTGTCCACCATCAGGAATGTCCTGAAAGTCAGACTGGGTTACGCCAGAAGAACTCCAAGTCGTAGGATCGTTAATACCAGACCACTGAACCCTAGAGTTGTTGTCGGGTTGCCAGCCAGTCACCACAAAGTCACGGACCACGGTCACATACTTGGCCCTTGGCGCACCAGAGTCTAGGTCTGCAAAGTTGTTGGTGGTCGTCAGGTCGTAATACTGGAGTTTGTCTGCGCCATTAGCGGCGATCAGAGAATCACCAAACTGCGTGAACTTCCAAACATATTCCGAGTTGTAAGTAGACCCAGAGACGTTATCCATAGACAAGTCTGCTGCATCCAGAAGGAATAGCTTAGTAGAGCCACCAGCAAAGACCTTGGTGTTTCCGTTTGTGTCTCTAGCCGCAACCACGGAGTTCAGATCCTCAGAAGCCGCCTGGGAGAACTCAACGGAGTTTGGGAAAGGTCCGTATCCAACAGCCTTGGGAAACACATTCTTGGCTACGGTTAAGGCCCCAACCAGTCCAGGCTGGTCTGGTAGCCACTCACCGAAAGTTATCCTTGTAGTTGCCATTCGTTAGTTCCGATTGTCTGTGTTGTCCAGGTATTGCTTCCGATAGCAACATCCGACCATGTATTTGACCCGACGTTTACATTCGTCCAAGTATTCGCACCAGCCGCAATAATGGACCAGGCGTTAACCTCTGCGTTTACTGTTGACCACTCCTCGCCGTAGATGTACCCAGTAGCGGTGGCGGTCGCAATTCCTACAATAGTCCCGTTAGATGAGAAGGAAACCTCAGCCTCCATCGAGACTTCAACGGAACCACTAATACTTGATGCACCAGCGAATGTAGCGTTAGGCGATACAGAGATTGTCGCAGACCCGCTTACCGAGGACACGCCTAAACGCTCTCTAAGCCCGTTTGCCTCCATTGAGCCACTAGCACTCACGCTAGAAGCACCGATGCGTTGTCTGGCCCCTGAGAGGCTTACAGAGGCACTTCCTGATACATCTGAAGCACCAAACCTAGTCAGCCCGCCTAAAGCGGTAACAGACCCCAATCCAGAGATGCTAGAAGCACCAACCCGAATCCGGTAGGCATCAAATGACGTAGTTCCAAGAGCAGATACAGAGGACGCTCCGAATCTCTCTCTGTAGGCATCAAATGACACTGATGCGCTACCAGATACAGAAGAAGCACCTAACCTCTGTCTTTGTCCTGTTAGGTCGGCAGTTCCTGCTCCGCTAACACTAGATGCTGCAATTCTCTCTCTTAGTGCGGCAAGTATTACCGCAGCAGTCCCGGTAACATCTGAGTCACCGAGAAATATACAAGTTGTCGTGGATTCCCATATCGGGTCATCCAGACTAAATGCTAGTGAATCAAGGTCCCCAAAATAATCAAGCAACTCTAGCGGATATGGGCCGCAGATACCATCTGTCTCCCAGTTTGCATCGAGGGAGAACGGAAGCGTATCAAGCGACCCAAACGCATCAAGCTGCTCTAAGGTAAGGGACATTAAGCAAGGGTAATGCTCAGATTCGTTGAGGCAATCTTGAAGATGTCCCCAGACTCAATGGCTTTTGAAGAAGTCAGCGCACCGTGGAAAAGCAGGTTTCCAGAGGTTGAAGCGTCATAAAGACCAAAGTGTGTCACGGTCCCCCAGTTACCAGTAGCCTGGGCAAAGGTAATGTCTGCATCGTTGGTGCAGTTACCCTGCGAGGCAGCACCAAAACTAGCGGCTACACGAGCGTAAGAGTTACCAGAGACTTCCGTACCAGAGCCAGCGTCCGTAGGGTCTGAAGTAAACAGGCCGACATAGGTCGTGGCTGGGGAAGTGTAGGAAGTGTTGTTCAGAACGGCGTTAAGCAGGGCGTTCTCAAGATAGTTTGACAGAGCGGCCATTTTTACCTCGACGTAACAGACATAGTTAGGGGGACACCAGAATACTCAGCCTCATCGTCTGAAGTATTGAGGGAAGATACTGCGTTGTTATACAGAGACGACCAGACCTGAAGCCTTGCATCGTTCATCAGATACGGCTCTGCCTCCAGAAGCGCACCATATAGCAGCGCATCAGGGCAGTTTGCCAAAAACTCGTTAGAGGACACAGAGTTGCTCATAGCGGTTGGCTTGGCGTAGTAAAGCATTGTCAGCGTCTTAGCAGAATCAGGGTACGGAGCCAAGACAATCTCAGCAGCCCTGAGAGTGTAGTAGTTCGGAAGACCAGCTTCGTCAGCCCTTGCGTCCCTTGTAAAAGCACTCGGCGACAGATAAGAAATAGGGGTTCTAGGAGTTCCAGCAATGTAAAGATCCCGCATCTGCAAGAAGTCGCTAGGCAGACCAACAGTGGGGTCTCCGCTGGTCGTGGTAGCAGTAGCGGTCTTGAGCATCTGCCGAATCCGCACAGAGCGGTTCAAGCGGATCTCAGCAAGCGTAATAAAGTCTGGGATCTGTGACGTTAGGTCACTTCTTCCGAGATAGTTTGCTACGCTTGTCTTTAGTTCTGAATAAGTAGTTAAGCTCATTTGTATCTCCAGCGGAACCCGCCAGCAGTCTTGTAATCACCTCGGCAAGCACTACGAATTGATTTTACGTTAGTGCCCGTCTGCTTGTGGGCCTCTAAAGCACTTTTGTACTCAACCCCAGTATCTATACAAACAACAGCCCGACTCTTGGCGTTAACTATGTTCTGTATCCACTCTGGCGTCTTCTTGATCTTTTTTAAAGACTCAGAGGCTTTTTTCCTTTGCCAATCAGGAATTGTTTTTCCCTTATGAATCTTTGATATTGCGTCCTTTGCAGATTGCGGCATAACAAGCCCAGACGAGCCTTCACCACCATCTGTAAGGTTACATATTTTTACTTTAAGCCTACGCAACTGGTCAATTCGCTCTCTTTCAACTAAAAAAGCAAATTCTTCGTCAACATCTTTGACAACAAACCGAACATCAAATCCATGCTTGTTGACAATGTTCCACCAGTATTTGCTTCTGTTGTCTAAGTCTTTTGCTCGCCTTCTACTACCCTTACCAACATAAAAAATCTCTTTTGTGTCGGCTTTTAGGTGTTCGTAGACGTAATATTTACCAGTCACTTTCGTTTCTTTTTCTTGTTGTTTGGAACCTCTAAAACAATATCTTTCCAGCCGTAGCAATACTGACCAACATGACCAATCTCTAGGCTCAAATCGTGATCTACCCACGTTTCAAAGCCAGCGTCAGCAGCGGCCACACAGAAATGCACATCCTCGCCTAGCGTCTTGCCACCAGGCAGTTGGTAAAACCAGAACCACGGCTGCGGTGTCTTTCTGAAGACTTCTGCCTTCGCCAGCATCACGCCACAGCCAATGGCAGTAACTTTCTCGATCCCAGTCTTTCCCTTGGAAATAACCGGAAGCCATTTGTTTTCTTTCTTCTCTAAATCAATCTCTAAGTGCTTGGCCGTGGGTTTGACCGGAATCGTCCTGGTCGTAGCGTTGACCCCCACAATGTCCTTATCGTGGGCCAGTAGCCTTGCAATCGTAGTCTTCGGAAACCTCATATCTGAGTCAATGAAGAGAATGTAGTCACAATCCCCCTCAAGGGCGTGTTCTACCAACTTCTCTCGCTGGTCAAAGATCAGGGTTCCAGCCACAGAGTAAACCGCTAAATCACCGTCTCTAGTCTTTGCGTCATAGGCGCACAGGATAGACAGATCAAAAGCCGTACCGATGTCACAATCCCCTCGGCTAGGGATACATATACCGACCTTAGACACGACCGGGCCTCGTTCTGAAGTGCCGGTTGTCTGGGTTGTTTAGCCACTCCTTGAACTTCTTTTGGTCCATCACCGCAAAGCCTCGCAGGATGCCCTTTTGGTTCAAGTCTTGGATAACGGCCAGCGGAATTGAGCCAATCTTTGACCATTCGCCCCATTTGGCACGTTGGTCCGTGGCTGCGTATTCACGCTTGTTTTGTTCAATAATTGGAGAAATGTCTTGCGTGGTCTCGATTACCAGACCACCATCTCCATCCCAGTGAGCGGTTTGCACGATACCCGTGTCCGCATCTTGCTTGAGGACTTTTTTCAATTGTTTCCCTAAGAAATCGGAGGTGGGACTTACCCACCCCCGACATTACCACAAAACTATCTTATCTGCAATTAAGCAGCGTTCAGATCGAAAGCACCACCGTGGGCGGCTTCGTTCTTAACTTCCAGCGACAGCTCGGCAAGAATCTGAGTCTTCTCGGAGTCACCAGTCATAGCCAGATCGTTGGTCTGGAAAGGACGCAGGTAAGCCAGAGCAGCGTACTCAGGGTCAAGGACCAGAGCGTCACGGGTACGCATAAACCTTGAAGGAATAATGGAAACTACCCCAAAATCTGACTGATAGAGATCGGCCCCACCGACGATAGAGATTTGGCCGGTAGCGTTGCTGTTGATGCGATGCTGGGAGATACCAGTAAAGCCAGAAACGGTCTGCTTCAGTGCAGGAGGAACGACCAACAGGCTGGGCGTACCGCCTTCGGTGAAGACCTGCTGAATAACGTTTTTCAGGATGGTCTCGGTAAAGGTACGGGTCGTGTCAGCGTCGGTACGAGCGGTCGAGCCGTCACCAACAGGATCGCCACCAGCGGTCGTAGTACCAGCACCCTTGTTGGTGTTGGTGGTGATGTACGACAGCAGGGAGCCCATCTTACGAGCGGTAGAAAAGTTACCAGCAGATTTAGCCTGGTTAGCCGAGATGATGGTCTCGATGTCACGCTTGAGTTCGGCAGAAGCCTTGGCCAACTGGTAAGCCTTCTCAGACTTGCGGCCAGCCTTGTTAACGGCTTCCAGAGTACCCGAAACCTGAATGGTCTTGGAGACGATCTGGGTGTAGTTGCCAACACGGGTAGTTGGGGTCAGGGTAGCGGCAGTAGCGTCAGCACCTTCAACAGCGGCGTTGGCGGTAGTAGCAGCAGCCAGGGAGTCCTTCAGCCACTCGTGGTTAACAGCAGCAGCCTTGGTCTTGCCGATGGACGACATGACAGGCGTGTCTTGGGGGCTGATGTCATAAATAACGTCAGCAAGGTCTTCACGCAGGCCAGTGGCCGTAAAAGCGGTATATGTAGGCATTTCAGTATTCCTTTATAAAAATCGTTCAAATAGACGGGCAGCGT